GGTGGGATCCGGGACGGAGGCGAGTTGAAGCGGGGCGTGGAGGAGCACGTCGACGGCGAGCGTCTCGCGGCCGGTCTCCTCGTCGTAGAGGCCGTATTCCTCGAAGGGTTTTTCAGCGACCGAGAGCTTCGCGACGAAGAGGTCGCCGGGGTTCTGGCCGACGAGCGCGAGCTGCACACGTGCGCCCATTTCCTGCGCGCCGATCTCGAGATCGTTCATGATCGGCATCTCGCGCACGCGGACGAGCACCTCGACGCGCGGATAGAAGACGATGCCGTTCTCGCCCGTGTCGGGCAGCGCCTCGAGCGGCCGCAGCGGCAGCACGTGCATGCACATGCCCATCGACTCGAGAGCGGACTCGATGTCGCTCTCGAGATCCTTGTTCTTGCGCAGAAGCACCTGCACCGACGCGGGGCGGTCGGGCATCGCCTCGAGAATCGAGGTGATCGCGCGAGGAGCGAGTTCGAGGTTCGTCATGGCTCTTAAAGCGTGTCCGTGTCCACGAGCACTTCCGGCACTAGGGTGAAGTTGTTGTTGGCCGCCGATGCGCCATTGGTCAGGTAAAGCGCCAGGCCGAGATCGCCGACGTAAACAGCAGTTCCAGTTGGGCCGCCCGGCGTCGTCGCCTTCAGAACGTTGTTGATGTAGAGCCGGACGGTGCCTGTCCCCAGCGACTCGATCCTGTAGGCATAGACTTTGTTGGCGGCGATATCGAAGCTGCTGTCCGTCTCGGCGTAGCTCGTGCCGTTATGCACGCAGAGCCACACGCGCGTTCCGCGAACCTCGACAGCCACAGCCGAGATCGAGAGTGTGCTGTTGTTCTGGATGCCCAGGCCGAATCGGAAAAGCGAGTCGCTCGAAATGGCCGTCTCGCGAGAGCCGGTCACGCAAATCGAAATCCTCCGGTTCCAATCGATCCGATTGACGTTGGTCGCGGAGGTTGTCGCGAGCAGGCAGGCCGGGCCGGTCGCAAGCCGCTCGGTGGAACCGGACGTCGCGCCGGTGGCAATCACCGCGTTCGGCGTGCCGGCGCTCGGCGGCGTGAAGCTGCCCGTTCCCGAGCCGCCATTCGACGCCGTGAAGACCGACGTCGGGAACTGCCGCCGCTGGTGCAGCACGTCGATGGCGACATTGTCGCCGACGTATGGAGGGAAGGTCCATGCATTAGGCGCGTAAAGAGTGCCCGTGATTCCGTTGCCGCTTGAGTCTGCGACCGAGCTGCCAGAGTTCTCGTTCAGAGCCCACAGCAGCTTCGGTGAGCCGGGCGCGTAGCCTGTGGTCCACCACGTGCGAGGGTCCACATCCGTGCCGCTCCAGAATGCAAGCGGCCCCATCCTCATCGTGCCGCCGGTGGCATTCTGCCCGCGACCGAAGTTGATATACTCGGCGCTGATTTGCTGGCTGGGATCGGCAGCGGTTACCGCGCCGGAAAAATCAATGCTCTGCGGCAAGACGACGCGGTCGTTGAAACAGAGCGTCCAGCAGTTGTTCGCATCGCGGCGCAGGGCCACATAAACCGGCTTCCCACGGAAAGGAGCGATCTGTGTCGCATCGAAAAGCATGCGCCAATAATCCGACGTCGTGCCGGCAAAGAATTTAATCTCCGCGCCGCCGCCAGAGTTTAAATAAAACTGGAGGTTGTGCGCGCTCGGGCTGGTCGTCGAGGTGCTGTGCGTGGAGAAGAGCTCGGCGAAGACGTTGCTCGCGGCGGGGAATACAAACCACCCCGCAATACAAAGAGGCGTGCTGCTCGAGAGCGTCGAAAGCGGATAGCCAGCGTTGTCGATCCGCGCGTCGTTGGCCGTCGTGATCGTGATCCCGCGCGGGATTTGCAACATCGCGGCGTTGTAAAGATCGGTGAGCGAAGTGCCGTATTGCACCAGCGAGTCCGCTGCCAAAGTCGGAAGCGTGAGCGGCACATCGCCGCCGCCGTCCAGCCAGCCGAGCGCAGTCCACAGCTGCTTTTCCGCGACGCGCCAGCCGTTCGCGTTGAGATGGCCATCCAGATTAAGATCGTAAGCGACCGCGTAGGCGTAGCTCGGAATCACGCTGAGCACGTCAAACCACTGGTAACCGTTTGCCTTGCAGAAACTCACGATCTGCTGATTTCGCGTGTAGTCCGAGGGATTCACCTCGTGGGGAGCGATGTGCAGCCAGCTCATTCCGCTAAAGGCTGCGTCCCAGAGGGCGTGCAGAGCGGGATAGCTGGTTGTCACATCGTCGTCCGCGAAACTCGTAATAACGACATCGGGAGTGATGAGGCCGAGCAGCGTTGCGAGACCAGAGGACGGCGTCGTATTCGCCTGCCCAGTGAGGTCTAGGCCGCCACGATTCAAATTGGCGATGATCATTCCTTTCGTCGCCGCGCTGTCTTCGAGTTTAGCGGCCGCTATGATCGCCGTGCCGGAGATGGCCACGCACTGGACAAGCGCCTGGTTGTCGACCGCATAAGAGCCGAGATTCACCACGTAAGTGCCGTGGCCTGTGCCGCTCGATTGGTCAATGGTCGTGACGTCGGTCCATGCGGCCTGCCCAGATGCCCGCTTTTGGATTTTGAAGGTGGCGGAGATACCACGCGGGTATTCGACTGTCACGCGATTGACCGGGTATTTCACAGGGTCGCGCGTGGACCAGCCCACGTAGCCATTTCCCTCGGTCGTGACCTGCGGCGCGATCACATAGACCGAGCCTGTTGGCGTAATGTCCCAGCGATTGCTCGGCCGGGAAAAGTTGCCCCCCGTTGACTCGCCATAGATAAGGACGTTGGCATCTGCCGTCGCTACGACGGCTTTGAAGCCGTAAAGAGACACAAGCGACGAGCGGCGGTTGCCGGCAATGGAATCGGTGAGCCCAGTGGACGGGCCGTAGGAATCGCTGAAAAGCACGACCGAGAAAAACGCGTTGATGCCGTTGCGGAGTTTCGCGAGCTTCGAGTCCGCATTGGGAACCGCGATATGATTTTGCAGCTCGAGAGCTTGAGTCCACGCGAGTGGTTGCCAGCTCGCATTGCTCGTGGGATCGGCCATTGCGGCATTCAACGCAGTCGTCACCGCAGCCGCTGCGCCCGGAGGATCATAGTCAGTGCCCGATACGGCCTGCGCATAAGTATTCGTTCCGGTGCGCTTGATGAGGCCGTTGGTTGAGACTCCAGTGATCGTGTCGAGCGTGATCGAGCCGCCGAGACTCGTGCTTGTGCCGGCGATGGTGATCGCCGAGTTCGCGAGTTTGTTGTTCGCGATGGAGCCGGCGAGGTTCGAGTTCGTCACGCAACCAGACGGCAGAGTGAGCGTGTAGCCAGAGAGATTGAGCGTGCCACTTCCGCCCGTGAGCGCGGCCCGCGCGGCTGCCATCGTGTTGGGCATCGCGCCGAGCAGGCCCAGCTCCGTGTTGGCATCCGCCACAGCGAGTTGCCCGTTCACATCGATGTAGAGAAACTGGCTCGGCGTGAGCACCACGCGGCGCTCGTGTGGCTTCGTGTCGCTGCCGATCTGCGTGTAGATCAGCTCGTTCGTAGTGGCGCGCGTCAGGCCGATGAGGGCGAGGAACGCGAGGGTTGCGAGTTTGAACTTAGTCGTCATGTGATCAAGCGAGGATGAGTTGTGTGTAGGCCCAGGCGTGCGTCGTCTCGCCGTCGCCGATGTAGAACCAGAGCCGGCCGCTCGCGGCATCGAGCGCCCAGTCGCCCACCGCGCCTTCGGCGGTGAAGCTCGCCGGCAGGCCGACTTGCGCGCGGAAGCCCATGGTCGCGAGCCCGAGATTGGCGCGCGCGGTCCCCACGTCGTTGAGCCCGGCGAGGTTGCCGTCCGTCGTGAGGATCGCGCCCGGCAGCGGGAACGGCGGATCCGGCTGCGGCACCTCCTCGGTGCCCTGCCAGTAGGTCTGGTTCACGACAATGTCGATGGGCGGCGTGGACATCCGGCGGCCGTTCTCGGTCCAGATCACCTGCAGCTCGAGCGTGGTGTCCGGGAGATTGCCGAGCGCGGTGTTCAATGCCGCGCTGGCGACGAGGAGCGAGAAGAGGTAGCCGTTCAGCGTCGTGGGCGGCGGCGTCCAGGCGGGGACGTAGAGGATCGCCGTGCCGTTCGGATCGTTCGACTTCTTCACCACGAGCAGGCCGGCGGATCCATCGGCCAGCGCCACGCCGTTCTCGCCGTCGTGAAAGAAGCACTCGAAGGGCACGGTGTTCAGCCGCGTGACTTCGATGCGCTCGATGGCCGTGTTGCTCGTCACGGAGGTCGTCACCGCGCCGGTGTTTTTGTTGATGTAGAGCTTCATGGATTTCAGTGCTGGCCGGTGACTTCGCGGACGAAAGCCTTCGCGCCCTCGACGGCGGCGGCCTCGATCTCGACGCGCGAGGGCAGGACTTCGGGGTTGGGTTTGATGGTGGCGCTGCGAACGAGGAGGAACATCTTCGTGCCGCCCATGCGCAGGCCGCCGGAGACGGTGCGCATCTCGCCCGACTTGCGGTCGCGGCGGAAGCGCACGGTCTCCGAGAGCCGGCGCACGAGCCACAGCCGGCCGCGCACGCGCACGGGCTTGAGGTCGGTAAACTGGCGCGGGCTCTTGCCGTAGGCCTCGGCGGTCTGCGGGATGGCGAGGAACTTCGCCTTCTTCGGGCGCACGGTGCCGCCCAGGTGCCGCAGGCGCACCTCGCGCGGCATGCGGATGATCGCCGCCTCCTCGGTGGCCACGGCCTTCGTGCCAGATAGCATGCGGTTCCAGAAACCGCCGCGCACGCCGAAGCGATTGTGCTCCGAGCCCGCCATGCGGACAAGGCGCTGCTCGAAGAGCGGCAGCGCGCGGCCCGCGACATGACCATGGAAACGGCGCGTCTCGTGCAGCCCGGCCGCGATGCGGCCGATGCGCTGGAAGTCGCCGTTCATGACGATGTCGCCCATGGCTATGCCGCCTCCTCGGTTAGCTCGAGCAACGCCGCGACCATCGCCTTCGCATTCACCGCCGCCTCGTTGCGCGCGAGCGTGAGCACCCCGCCCTCCATGCGCAGATCCGGATTCGATGCCAGGGCGTGCTGCAGCTCGGCGGAGAACTGGCCGGCGCTCGCCTGGAGCGTCTCGTTGAGATCGCGCTTCGGCGGCGGCGTGAGGCGCTGGCCGGGCGTGAGGAGCCCGAGCGCCTCGCACTCCGCGCGCGGCGCGGAGATCGTGTTCATGCCGGATTTGAATGCGAACGGCGCCCAGGGATTCCCGAGCGTGTCGCGATAGCCGCCCGCGCCATTGCCGAGCGCCTGCCAGATCGGCGAGTTCTTGAGCGCGACCATTTCGCTCTGGCTCGCGCCCTTCCAATTCACGCTCGCGCCGGCATCGTCCCAGCGCTTCGCCCAGTCGCGCTGCACGCGGCTCTGCACCATGCGCACGAGCCGCCAGCCGGGATTGATGTCGAGCGCCTGCTCGTCGGTGCCGGCCTCGTAGCGGCCCGCGCCGAGCGTATCAAGCACGTTCGTCTCGACGATGAGCTGCAGCCGCGCGTCGCTCGCGTGATCGAGCAGCGTGCCCTCCTCGCCTGGCTTCGGCATGTAGCCGAGGCGGTCGAGGGTTTTGAGGAGCTGGGCCTTGGCCTCCGGGATCGAGCGGATCCGGCCGTGCTCGTCCTCGTTGCCCGAGGCGATGAGCTCGAGGTTTTTCTGGAGCGTGTCCAGAAACCCCGCGAGCGTCATCTGCGCCGAGAACACCGCGCGCTGCTTGAGCTGCGCATGGATGGCGCTCAACTCCGCGCTCGTGAGCGAGGTCGGCAGGAGCTGCTTCTCGCGAGCGAACGCCCAGGCTTCCTCGAACGTGACTGGCTCGGTGGAGATCATAGGCCGTCCATATTTGCCGCACCGAGGTGGTCGGGGCGGCTCATCACGATTTCCGAGGCCGTGCCGGCCATGCGCTCCTGGCTCACGGTTTCGGGTTGCTCGATTTTGAAGTCCCCCTTCGCCAGCGCAGCGAGGAGCTTCTCGGCGGAATTGTATTCCGTGCGGCGATCTTCACCGATCAGGCCGAGATTCGGCAGGCGCGTGAAGACGCGAAAACGGACGATGGCAAAGAACGCATCCTTCAACTCGTCGGGAATGGTGCCAGCCGGGCCGAGCAGGTTTTTGTTCGCCGCATGGCCACGGACCACGCGCACCACGCCCTCCATCACCTCGGCGAGAACGCTTTCCAGCGTCTGACCAGGCGCGAGTTTGGCGTTGCCAACCTTCGTCAATTCGACGTCGGAAAGCCGACCCTTGAGCGAGTCGATGGTGGGCGTGATCCAGGCCATTGCGCGTTACTTCTTGCCCGCCTTGTCGCCCGACTTCTCGGCGGACAGAGCCTCGCCGAGGCTCTTCTTTGTCGCGCCCAACTCTTGCTCGAGCGCGGGGATGCGGGCGGATTGTTCGGCGATCTGCGCATCGGCATCGGCGAGCTTTCCCTCGAGTTCGAGAATGCGAGCGTTCTTCTCGTCGATCTGGGCCAATGCGGCGGTGAGCTTGCTGCCCTCCGTCTTCAGCTTCTCCTCGAGATCGAGGATCCTGGCGTCCTTCTCGCCGAGCTGCTGCATGGCAAGTTTGAGCATGTCATTCGCACGGGCGAGCGAGGCCGGCGCATTGTCGATGGCCGTGAGTTCCTCGGGCGAGCGCAGGCCGTTCTTTACATCGCTCTCGATCTGCCGACGCGCGACCTCGCGAGCGTCCTTCTCGGGGAGACAGGCGAGCACCTTCTCCTGCACGAGCTGGTCATAGGTTTTCAACATGTGTAGAGGTGGTTGGGCCGCCGCCGCGCCGGAAGCGTGTCCCCGGCGCGGCGCGAGGCCGGGTGGATTACTCGATGCCGTTGGTGATCACGCGCTCCTCGATACCGAGGCTGCTCGTGATCGTGGGGCCGCTGTAGTGCTCGACCGTGACGTCCGTGAACTTGTCCTGGACGTGGACGTAGGTCGCCCAAGGCAGGCCGTTCGCGCACATCGACATGAAGCGCTTGAAGTTCGACGGATCGTCCTTCGTGAGACCGGCCTGCGCCATGTAAGCGAGCACGATGCTCGGGACGATGGCCGTCTTGTCGTTCGCGGTGGCCTGGTAGCGGGCCTTCACCTGCTGGACGCGGTCCACCATGAGCTTCGAGGCCAGATCGGCCGTGGTCATGCTGGCTGCGCGGCCGGCGTAGGGCGTGTTGATCGTCTCGTAAACGTCGAGACGTGCATCCCAGGCCAGCTCGCCGAAGGCAACGATGGTCGGCCGCATGCCGACCGTATCGGTGGCCTCGCGGAGGAGCTTGCGAAGCTCGCCATCGGGATTCGAGTTCTCATCCCAGGTCACACCCGCGCTGTGCGCGGCGGCACGCAAGAGGGCGAGGCAGCGGATGAACTCGTTGCGCAGCAGGCGCTGCTTGAGCCAAGCGGCCTTGCGCTCGGCGCGGTCGGGCGACTTGTCCTGGTCGTGGTCGATGCGCGTGGTGAGACCACGGTTGATCGTCTTCGTGAAGGCCGTGCTGCCACGGGTCTCGACACGCTTGAACGTGCCGCCGATGGGGCGCTCGTCGTCGTCCTCGGTGAGGAAGACAGCGGCGTTGTCGGCCTTCTTGAACTCGACCAGGCGGTCAGTCGGCACGCTCGGGAAGAGCGCATCGAGCAGACCCTGGAGATCCTCGGGATCGCGCCAGCCGACCGTGTAGCCGGTGAGCGCGACGTTGTAGGTGCTCGTGGTGAAGCGAGCTTCGTTGGCCGCGTAGATGAGGCCGGGCTTGTTGTTCGTGCCCGTGTCGGGCGCGAACTTTTCGATGGGCGGCAGCGCGTCGGCTTCCGGAGTGGGACGTTTTTTCATGTTGGGTTCGGCGTGGAGATGACGTTCGGGTTTAGGCGCTGAGGATCTTCACGCGCGCCGGCGTCGCGAGTGCGGCGGCGAGTGCGGCGTGGTCGGCCTGGAGCTTGTTGTAATCGGCCTTCAGCGCGTTCGCTAAAGCCTCGGCCGTCGCGAGGTCCGTGGCGGCTGCCGTGGCGTTCTGGCCGCTCGTGAGGGCCGCGATGACGACGAGCTTCGTCGGCTTGCAGGGCTCGAACTCGACCGGCGTGTTGGCGTCTGCAGCGCGAACGGCCTTGCCGACGTGCCAGTAAGTGCCGGCGACGGTGGGCTCGTTCTGCACCTTGCCATTTGCGGCGGTGTAGAGCTGGTCGCCGTTCGCAATGGCCTCGCTCGTCTGCGCGAGGAGCGTGCGATTGCTCACGCCGAGGAGGATGAGATTCACCTGGTCACCAGCGGCGGCGGCCTGGTCGTCGCAAATGCCCTCAGGCTCGTCGGCCGCGCCGCAAATATCGACGACGCCCACGGTGCCTGTCTTTTTCAAGAGCAGCCAGTCGAGCGTGATCGCGCCTGCAGCGCGGCGCGGGAGACTCAGCTCGTGAGTGCCTTCGGTGAAGACGTTGAAGGCCGTGATGAGCCCGACGCGCTGTGAGGCGCGGGCGATGTGAGGCGCGGCGAAGATGCCGGCCACGATGAGCGCGAGAAGCGCGATGAGGATCGATGTGTTCATTGGTGGTTCTATGTGGATTTGCGGGTGGAGAGTTAGGCGGCCTGCGGCTCGAAGAGCGCGGGGTTCTTGGTCTTCGCGCCGAGGTGCGCGGCGTGGTAGTCCTCGCTCTTGTTGAGGTCCAAGCCGTTCTCTTTCGCGTAGGCGCGCACGGCCTCGTTGATCGCCGTGATCTGCGCGACCTCGTTGCCTTCGCCCTTGCGCTGGCCGAGATGCTGCACCTGCGGCGTGGTGCTCACCTTTTTGAGCGTCGCGAGCTTGCCGGCCTCGGCGGCGAAGTCGGCGGCCGTGTTGAGAGCGGTCACCCACTGCTGGCGGTCGGCCTCGGTGATGCGGCCCTCGTTGATCGCTGTCGTGACGACCAGCTCGGCGCGCGCCGCGCGCTCGGCAATGCGGGCCTGATCGGCCGTCTGCCGTTCGTTGTTGGCCGTGGTGAGATTCGCTTCGGCGGTGCTCGCGCGCTGCGTGAGCGTCTGCACCTCGTCGGTGAGGCGCTTCACATCCGCCATCGCGATGGTGCGCTCGTTCATGGCCGTCTGCAGGCGAGCCTGCACGTCGGCCTCGGTGAAGGTTTCCCCGGCTTTGAAGCCGAGAGCTTGTGTCAGCCAGGTAGGCATGGTGGTTTCTCCGTTTTGGGTTTGTTGCTCGGCTTCGTTGATGCCGATGGTTGTCCCGCTGATTTGCGGGTGATTCGTGAGGCCGATGCCGTAGAGCAGCACCGGGCGATACGCGCCAGGGCGACCGGCAATCTCGGCCATTCCCCACTCGGGGCTCTGGCTGTCGAAGACAGCGGCGTCGCCCTTCACGAGGTCGAGATGCTTTGCGTTGAACGCCGGCCGATACCAGGCCTCGCCGTTGCGCATTTCCATGGCGACGATGCGCCCGACCGGGTGCGGGTATTTCGCGTAGATCTCGGGATTCGCCTTTCGCCACGCGGGATCACTCGGGTGGCCGACGTAGATCGGGAGACCGCGCGGATGCGCAATGCGATTCACCGGCGAGTTGAACGCGCGCACCATCGCCTCGTGGCTCTGCGTATCGACGACCTGCAGGCCGACTTCGTTCGGATGCTCGCCGGTCGGAGCGAGGCGGAACCACTCACCCTCGCCATCGATCCTTTCGTTGATCGCGGCAAGTGCGACGTGCGCGGCGATACGCGCGGAATTGAAGGCACGGAGGAGCTTGATCATTTGTCGGTGAGTCCGTTGAAAAACGCGGTGGAGAAAATCTTGAGGAAGGCCGCGCGCGTAGGCGCGTCGATGCCCGGCACGTCGAGGTAGGCGGGCAGGCGCTCGTTGAGCGCGCGCATGGCGGGCACGAACTCGTCGTCCGGCCCGTTGATCGCCGCGCGGAGCTGCGAGAGGATCGGCTCCATCGTCGAGGCGAAGGCTGTGCCGAGCAGCGTCTTCGCACGGCCCATGAAGATTTTGAGCACCTGCTTCTGTGCCTCGTTGATCGCCGGAATCTTGGCGGGCGCGTTGGGATCCGGAGCCGGCGCGGCGGCGGCGACGAGGAGCGTGTCTTCCGCGCCAGGGAGCGGCCGGTTGTAACGCTCGGCGAATTGCTGCTGCGAAACCGGATGTCCGTGCGCGAGGGCGAACTCGTCGATCTGGAGGTCGAGCTCGATGTTCTGCTTCTGCGCGGTGAGGACCTTGAAGTAGGCGAGCTGCGGAGTGTTCGGCCCGAAGACGTAATCGAGCACGAGGCGATCCACGCGCATGTTGAGCTGGCCCGAGAGCCACTGTGCGTCCTTCGCTTCGATGATGTCAGCCTCCTCGCCCTGGAGCTGCGAGCCGCGCGCGTCGGGCGTGCTGCTCGAGATCGTCGAGAGATCGGCACCGCGCCAGATCGCGGTCATCGCGCGATTCATCGCCTCGACGAGCGGCGGATGCGGCAGCTCGCCCTCCGCGCCGAAATCAATCTTGTTGATCTCCTGGTTGCGCGAGCGCACCCAGGCGAACTCGCCGGCCGCCGCCGAGCGCACGGCATTCCAGAGGAGCTTCCATTCCTTGCTGCCCTCTTCGGCATCCGTAACGCCCTCGAAGCCCGGCAGACCATGTCGGCCGCAATACGTCGCCCAGTCGCGCAGCGGCGCGCGCTTGAGCACGCAGCAGATCGCGCACGCGACCATGATGCCGAATCCGCGATACACCGTGGTGAGCCAGGCGCCAGGCTCGAGATCCTCGCCATTGATCGACGTGGAGTTTTTGAGGAAGCGCAGCTTGCCCGTCGTGTTCTCGAAGAACCAAAGCGGCGTGTGCCAGAAGGTCGCCGTGTAGCGGCCCGAGCCGAGGCTCTTCCAGACGATATTGTGGACGGAGTAGCGCTTCGCCTTCGCGTCCATCATCTGCTCGAGCAGCAGCTCCACGCCGCCGAGCTGGTCCTGGTCGAGTGCCGAGGTCGCGCGGAGGTTGTTGTAAAACTCCTCGAGCACTTCCTTCTGCCGCGCCGCCTCCTTGGCCGCAGCTTCGTCTTCGACATCGACGGTGTTGATCTCCCAGCCGTGAATCGTCGGCGCGGCCTTGGCCTTCGGCACGACGCTGGCGAGGAGATCGTCGCGCTCCTCCATGGCATCCATCGTCACGGCGAGTGCGCGCAGGTAGCCGGCGCGGTATTGATCGATCTGGTTGAGCAGCGCCTGCGGTGTGAGACCGACGAGCGGATTGAAGATCGACCGCCGCTCGGCTGCCACGAAGTCCAGGCTGAATGGGGCGGCGGTGTTCACAGCAACGCGGCCCTCCCGCCGAACGCATCTTCAGAAACGCCGTCGCGCGTGATCTCTGCCGGCGTGAAAGCAAACGGCCCGAGCTTCGTCTGCCCGCCGACCGTCTCGGCGAGCGCGCCATAGCCGCACGAGAGGAAGAAGTGATTCTCGACGCCGTCCACGTAGTGGAGGTCGCCCTTGTTATCCTCGGCCTTTTGCGAGCCGGTGATGAGGTGCGCGTCGAAGGTCTCGAGCACCTTCGGCGAGCCAAGGCCGCGCGCCGGCAGGCGCAGGATCGGCTGGGTGCGGAGCACGCGACGGCCGTCGATCTCGACGGGCTGGATCACGCCCTCGTCGGCGGTGAGCAGCTCGTTGACGAAGCGCGAGAGCGTCTCGTCGCGGTTGCACTGGATCACGGGATACATCTTCCTGTCCTGCGTCACGCCGAGTTTGTGGCGGATGCCCTGGCCGTCCTTGAGCGAGAACTCGACGGCCGCGCACTTGAGGCCGCGCCACTTGCCGCTCGGGCCATCCCAGGCGAGACCGCCGGGAAACGAGATGTAGGCTTTCTCCGGCTCGGGAACCTTCGGGAACTCGAAATCGACGAGCCCGTTGAGGATGAAGCAGAGATCGCGCGCGAGATCGCGCTCCGCGCCAATATCGACGAAGAGCGCCGAGAGCCCGAGCGTGTGGAAGAGCGCCGGCACACGCGCGCGCACCGAGCCGGTCGGGAGCTGTTCGAGCCAGGTGATGCGCTTCACCAGATCCGACTCGATCTCGCGGCACGAGAACCAGCAGCGGTCGCCGGTATCGAGACCGCCAAAGCGAGTGACGCCCTCGCGCGGCACGAGCGAGAGCTGAAACGACTCGAGCGAACGCGCGCGCTCCAAGATCGCCGCATCGAGCTGCTGTGTGGTGTTGCGCGGGATCCCGACGCGGTCGCAATAAAACGCCGCCATGGAATCGGGATCCACCACCGCGCGCAGGCACCAGTCGGCGACGAGCTGCACGAGCTCGATGGCCGAGCTCGTCGTCTGCGCGACGCGCACAGAATACCAGTTGATCTTCGCGCGCTCGGGCCGCTGCGCGGTGAAGACGACGGCCTCGCGATCCAGCTCCGTGCCGCATGTCGGGCACGCGAAATAATAGGGCGCGGCGGGATCGTAGGTGGCGACGGTCTCGCCGGCATCGTCGCGCTTGAAGTCGCCCGCGAGCGTGAGCTTGGGATCCTCGACGCTCGGCTTGCCATCCATCGCCACGCGGCAGATGCCAGGCCACGCCGCGTCGGGATTCACCTTCTCGCTGCAGCAGGCGCACGTGAGGTGCCCGATGTGCTGCGTGCCCTCGTTGAACTCCTTGTTCTGCCCCGCGCCATGCACGCGCTGCGTGCCGATGGTGAGCGTGAAGCGCAGCGAGCCAGCCGTCATGCGGCCGACGAGGAACTTCGCCTTGCCCTCCGGAATGTCGTCGCGCTCGTCGATGACCTGCGCGTCCATCGTGAACGTCGTGGGGAACTTCGCCATGCCACGCATCATTGCGAGGGCGGAGAACTTGCCGTCCGTGACGAGGAACGCGCCCTTGCGGTTCACGGCCTTGCCCGACTCGTTGAGCGTCTTGCCGACCGTGATCATCCGCGCGAACCACGGAGCCTGGTCGATCACCTCGGGGCGGAGCTTGCCGTCGATCACGCCCTGCACGAGGTCGTCGTCAGGCAGGTAAAGCCCGACCGCGAGCTTCTTGATCGCCAGCATGTAGACCTTGAACCACAGCTCGAGGATCGTCTTGCCGATCTGCGCGCCGCCGCAGATCGAGACCTTCGCGTCCTTGATCGGCTTGCGCTCGCGGCGCAGATCCTCGACCGAGACGCCCGGCAGGTGCGGCAGCTCGACGTCGGTGTCGATGGGATTGCCGAGGATGTAGTCGATGATGTCGACGGCGACGCCGAGGCCCTCGCGGCCCTTGAACGAAAACGGCGCGAACCCCTGCGGCCCCTTGGCCACCGCGTAGCGCTCGAGGAACTCGCGGAACGACTTCACGCGCGGGATGCCGAGCGCGTTCTCGTCCTTCGCGATGCGCGCGGCGATGCGCTTCACAGCGCTGGGCTTGATCGGGCGCAGATTCATTCCGCCGCACTCAGCTCCGATTTGAGTTTGTCGAAAATCTCCACCGCGCGCGGCACGCCCTTGATCTCCTCGAAGAGCGCGTCCAAGCCCGCCTCGAGCTTCGACTCCTTCGCCTTGCGCCACTTGTCCTTCGCCAGCTCGAGCGTATCCGATGCGCGGAGTTCCTTCGCGAGCTTGAGCAGCAATCCCGCGTCCCGCGTCTGGTCGGCCATCATGCCGAGCAGATCCATGATGTATTTGCGCAGCAGCTCCGCATCCAGATCCGGCGCGGATTCCAGACGATCCTGCAGGAACTCCGCGAAGGCATTCCGCGCTTCCAGCTCGGGCTGGCGAAGCTGCCATTCCAGCCAGCGCGAGAGCAGCGGCCGAAATTGCTCCGGCTCGCCGAGCGAGATGTCGAAGTTGCGCTCGATGAGCTTTGCCACCTCGTCCTGCGTCTTGTCGTTGAGCCACATCACGATGGTCTCGCGATGCTGCTTCGACAGCGCCTTGAGCCGCGACATCGGTGGCAAAGGCTCGCCGTCCTTCGGCACACGGGGTTTGCGCAAAGTAGCCATTCACCCGAGCACCTCCAGTTTGCCTTGTTCCGTGAGCGCCCACTTCGTGCCCTTCACCCTCGCGAGCGGCGCGATGTCGCCACGCTCAGCGAGGAAATCCCGCGCGGCATTGAACTCCGCGAGCGCGGCGTGCGGCTGCACGCGGTTGTTCACGTCGGCATGAAGGACCGCCTCGGCGACCCAGGTGCCGTAGAAATTCAGCCGGTCGAGAATGATGCCGGCGATCTGATCGCGGCGGTTCATCGGCGGGGCGCGCCTCCTCGCGGAAAGAGATTCGAGGCATCCGTGAGCAACGCGATGGTGCGATGCGGGATGCCATCGACCTTGCCGTCGATCTCGTTGAGCCGCACTTCGAGAGCCTCGAAGCGCTTGTCGGTATCGACCTTGTCGGCGAAGCGTTTGTGATCGGGCGGGTGCTTGAAGAACGTGACCTTCGCCAGGGCGATGATGCCCATCACCGCACATCCGCACGAGAGCCAGGAGAACAGCTCGTTTGCGCCCGGAGCCGGGAGAGGAGCCTCCGCGAGCAGCAACGTGCCCGAGGTGAAGACCGTTGCGATGGCTTTGGCGATCACTTCACGACCTCCCGGAAGCGGATGATGTTGCGGATGTCTGCAAAACGGCGGGGATGGATGAGCACCTCTTTGCCCTCGCGCGAGCCATCGGCATTCGTGTTGCCCTCGATGGCGCGGAAGGCTCCGCGCTGCGCATCGCAGCTCTCGACGAGCCCAATGTGATGGAACGTGTAAACGACAATGTCGCCGGCGCGCGGCGCGCTGCGGCGATAATCGGGCATAGAGACGAGAGGGTATCGCGCGGGCATCCATTCGTCGGCCCACGCCCATGCACCCGCGAGCTTCGGCCTGGTGTCTTCGATGAGGCCGGGAGGGCAGAGCTGCTTGTCCGTCATCGCCACGCTTACGACCCAACATTGGAAGGCCGCACACCACGGCTGGCGATCCGCATAGCCGTGGGGATAGCTCGTCGCGCGCCAGTATTTCTCGATTCCGGGGCCTTGATTGTTGCTCGTCTCGTGCGTGCCGATCTGCGAGGCAGCGATGCGCACAAGGAGATCGGCGAAGGAATGCGGCACCTTCGTCGTCGTGACGGTCGCGAAGTGGCTCGCCGCATTGCGAGTGGCGTCGCCGACCTCGCCGTCGACCACGAGTCCCGCGCGCTTTTGGAAGGCGCGCGTTGCGGCCTCGGTCTCCGGCCCGAACTCGCCGTCGACCTCCACGCCAAAGCCGGCGAGCCGCAGCGTGCGCTGCCAATCCGACACGGTCGGACCTTGGCTGCCGAGCTTGAGGAGGATCATCGCGCGACTTACTTCCCGCCCGTGAGCTTCGCGGTGTGGATGTGTTTCTCGACCCAGCTCCAGCCGAGCGTGAAGGCCCAGACGACGATGCCGGTGACGATCTCTTCGACCTTCGCCTGGTTCGCAGCGGCGACTGCGCCGCTCGCGACGAGCGCGCCTGCGCCGACCTGCACGAACGAGCGCACGGTCGAGGTGATGATGAGGGTTTTAGCGTCCATGGATTTTTCGGGGTTGCTTACTTGACGAGGCCCAGCGCCTGCGGGGAATCCGCCGGTGTGAGCGCAAAATCGGGGAGGCC